TGCTCATCGTCCTACCTACCTCGGGGTCTTTGCAGAGATCGTCGATAAGCTCGTTGACAGAAGTGTACCGCTTGCCAGACGACTTAAGTTCTTTGTTCGTAACGATGCACATGGCATCTGCCAAGTCCTGCGCAGGCTGTACCGGCGTTGACTCTGGCCCTGACTCTGGCTGCGACTCTGGCTGTGGTTCGCTGGCGATCTTGCAGGGCTCTTCCAGCGGGACGATAAGCTCGACTTTAGTGCCGGATTTGTATGTTATATTGATGCTGATGTTCATAAAGTGTGCGCGTTGTGCAGTCGCGCCCCTGCTTGGTGCAGAAGTGTTTACTCGCAGCCCTCGACGTAATCAAAGGCCTTAAGTTTGCTTATTTGCAAACGTAATCTGCGCAATGCTTTTTGCTGAAGAGTTGCAACTCGCTCCCTAGTTCGACGTATCAAAGCACCAGTCTCAAACAAGGTCTTGGGCTTTGTGCCGTCTAGCCCATAGCGGGCAACCAGGATAACTCGATCTCTTTCGTCAAGCATGGCTAGTGCTTTTTCTAAAAGCTCAAGCGATTGCTCTGATTGTCCAAGGTCAGCAATCATGTTAAATGCCCTCCATGCCATCCCTAAGTAGCTTGAAGAACAGTTCGCTGCTCATCGTCACTAGCCAAGGTGTACGGTTCTTTTTGTGAGCGACGATCCAAGCTTTACCAGCACCATCACGCTCGGCTTGCTCTGTAGCTTTAATAAGGTTGAGGTTCTCTACAAACTTCACTTCTTGATGGAGCTTAGAAAGCTCCTCGCAGATGACATCCGGGCTGTCCGTTCCTCCGGCAAACTGCTGACCACGCCTTGCCGTGAAGCCAGCAGCCCGGAGTTCGTCGCGCCACATGCGCTCGCCTCGACAGCCTTTAGCCCTGCTGTTTATTGGCATCGCGTTTACGTTCCAGCCAAGCGGTGACTTCACCTAGATCAAACCGCAGGCAACGTGCGCTGATCCTGTGGTGAGGAATCTTGTTCTCGCGTGCCCACTTCAGGATAGTCTGAAGCGTAACACCGCACAACGTGGAGATGTCTTTAGCTTTTACCATTTGAGATCGTCCTCCTCAAGTTCAACAGGTTCGTCTTTCTTCACTGGCTTGGTCTGCGCTGAAGGGAATGCTTTAGCAAACCCAGCACGATCTGCGGAGATAAACAGACTGGTAGCGATAGCCTGGAGCTGCTCGGGCGTCACCTGTGCCTGACCACCAACCCACTCGGCTGCTTTGATGGCTTCAGCCATGAGCTGTGCAGCTTGAAACAAGGCACGCTTGGCGTCTGCTACGGTGAGTGACACAGGCGACGAGGCCTGCACCGGCTTGCGTGGGCCTGCTGCGGCTACGGCTGCACCTGCGTCGTCGATAATGGCGGCTTTGTCCGTGACCTTTAACTCATTCTCGCCGCTGTGAGTCGATGTCTTAACTGAAAGACCATCAAGCCCCTTCTTGCCGGGTTGTGACTTTAGGGTCACCATCTGCCCTTTAAGATCGTTCATCTCATCGGGAATCCAGAAACTAGCTTTAGCTTCTCCAGTTGAGTCCTGAATGACGCAGTTTTGTACCCGCCATTCACCAAACTTACCCTGACCAGTGCGTGGTGGGTAGACCGTCTTGATTGTTACTCGCATCTCCCCGATGACGGAGCCATCAGCCAGGTTAGCAAGATCTGCAATTGTTGCTACTTTCATTTTTGTTGTGTTTCATCAGTGAACCATTCACCGAATGCCGAGAACCTACACGTTGCTCTACTGCGCGCAACTACTTTTTTGCTTTTATTTCGTCGTCGTCATCCTCGTCATCGTCATCGTCCTCATCCCCACACTCTTCGATCCATGAGTGCTCCAGCACGCGCTCCTTGTGCATGAGGTTGATGTGCATGTCCCGGGCAAAACGATTGCCCCAGCCGCTCTCGTAGCGGTTCGTGTTGTCGCTATCGTTCTCGTCCTGCGCTTGCACTAGGATCTCGCCACACTCAAAGTGTTCAGAGAGAATGTCCTTTGCGCGTTGGATGATGACTTGGCGTTCCTTTTCCTCGGGGCTCATAGCTTGTAGTGTACGGTGGGGAGAATCCTGCCGTCACTTGTCTTGTGGTAAAACTTTTGCTGTACAGCTTTCTTTTGAGCAAGGATGTTGCGTGTAGCAGTTCTGCCAATTCCAAGCCGTTGAGCAATTTGTGAGAGTGTATACCACCCCGGAGGTGCGGGTTGAATCTCTAGGTTCTGCGCAAGTTGCGAGAGCCAGTCCCCTTCTACAGGGGCAGCTTGAAGCTTCCGTCCTTTAGTTCTTTTGTCAGCCATACAATTGTCTCGTTGTCAGTATATTCGCCCCACGCCCAGCCTCTGCTCCAAGCGGTGGTTGCAATTCTATTTTCCGCGTAGCCAGCCATTTCGGGATCTCCCAGCCACCCAACAGAGTAGCCAGTGACACCTTTAATGCGCCGACCTTCAGCAATTTGTACACGGTGGATGTGCCCCATGACAAGCTTGGTGTACTTGCCGTGACACATACGCTCGGCGGAATCACGCAAGGCGTTCTCGCTGTGCAAGTATCCGTGCTGGAAGAGAGCGTCACCCAAGCCAACGAAGCCGGTCTTGAGCTTGTAGTCGTAGACCTTGCACTTGATCGACTTGGCTCGGTCGTGGATCTGATGATACACGCGAGTCGCTAGAGCCGAGATGATTGCTTTGGGGTGGCTCATCAGCGTGACAAGCCGGGCCTCGTGGTTGCCAAGCAGGTAGTGCTGTGGTCTCAGCGCCGAGATAAATGCTAAACCATCGTTGAGATCGGCCTCGGGATCTACGGTAGCGTCGTGACTGTCATTGGTGATCGCACCACTACGCAAACACGTCATATCGATGGCATCACCGAGATGCAGCACCGTATCCGGCTTCCATCGGTCACGAAAGCGTAAGACTTCCTTGAGTACAGCTTGGTCCGCCATGAACCCATGGCTGCAACTAACTGCAAGGAAGCGTTTCCACTTCCGTGTTATGTTTGCCATAGGCTATTTGCGCTTGGCGGCAGCGGCTTTCTGCACGGAGTAAGCGATAGCTACAGCCTGCTTAGGCGGCTTGCCATGCTTGATTTCGGTCTTGATGTTCTGTACGAACGCCTTCTCACTTGCGGATTTCTTCAGCGGCATATGCTTTTTCCTTTGCTCTGATTTGCTGTATAACTTCGCGATAAGTTAAGTCTGTGGCTTTCTTGATGGCAGTCTTCTCGTTCGCAAAAATACCGGGCACTTGACGACCAGTCTTATCAAACAGCTTAATTCCGCCATCTGCTGGCTTGATCATCTTATAGCCAAGGCTGTTGTCTACTTTAACGAACCCGCCATTCGGCATTTGCTCTGTATATGTGCTAGACGGAATAAACGCCATTGCAATACGCTTTTTCTCAAGATCTTCAACAGACTTTTGATCGTTGTGAATTTCAAAGGCATTAATAAATCTCTTAGTCAACGCAAGTTCTTCAGTTGAATTCTTTTGAGTTTTAGGAAGCGCCTTTAAGATTTTACGAGCAACTGGAGATTCGTAGAAACCGGCTACTCGATCTAACATTAATGCGGTAGCTACTGTTTTAACAAATCCTCTTTGAGCAAAGGAAGCCAACGCTGCCATTGGAGCAACTGCACGCTGACCTGTAGCGGGATCTGCTTGGAGATCAACTGATGGAGAAGTCAGTCGCAACATTCGAGTCAATCCTTCAATCTCATCTCTTTGAAGTGTATTTTTAAAGAAGATGTTTGAATCCTTTTTGAGTTGATTGAGCTTCTTCTCGATCAACGCTGCGCTTGGCTCTTGAGTGGTCTGATTGATTGACTCAGCCAGCGCCTTTTCCAGCATAGCATACTGAGCGTTCCTACGGCCTTCCGGGCTAAGGTTGTCGTATATCAGTTTAACTTCACTTGGCTTTGCGCTAAACAATAGCCTCGATGCAGCCTCTGGCTGAACTTTACCCATGTCTAATGCATGCCGAAGCGCACTGACATCAAGTTGTCCCGCTGACTCATGCAGTTCTTTAGTTGTAGAATCCCACAGATCAGCCTTAAGGTTGTTGTTTTTCAAGAAATCACGCATGTCATCTTTGATGACTCCGTAA